GAGCCAAGGTTCATTGATAACATTTTATGCCTTTTGAATGATGAAGGCTGGAGGGTAAGCTAATGGGTACAAGAGCGGTATATTTTTTCGAGGAACGTCTGAACGATGATTGCTACTATGGTGTCTACAAACATTATGATGGATACCCACAGGGTGCAGCGGCACACATAGAAGATGCCAAGGCATATGCTTGGCCCTTGCCAAGATGGGAAGCTGATGAATTTGCGGCGGCGTTTGTTGCGGCAAACAAGAATCCAAAAGGTGGCGAGGTTCGATTGCTTCCAAACTTTGAACACACATCAATTCCCATGATGATGGAAGAAAACAAATGGTGCGACTACTACTACATCATCAGTTGGGATGATTACGACCAAGACATGTTCGTGACAATTTTTGAAAGTCGCTATGACCATGAGGAAAATCTACAATACTGGTGGGAAACTGCCAGCATGAGACACAGCGAAATGCTACGGGCATATTCGGAGGCAAGCTAATGGGTAAATATAGAGTGACTGCCGTTCAGAAAGTGGTTTACGAAACTTTCATCGAAGCCCCCGACAAAGAGACAGCATGGGCTTTTGCGAACAATGACAAGTTAAAAAGTCATGAGTGGTCAGCCTGTGATGACTGGGACATTATCAAAAATTTGGAAGATGACTGGACCTTAGTAGATGTAACGGAGGCAAGCTGATGGGCAAGCTAAAGCAGTTGATGATTGAAGAGATGGACATGGCGAATGAGCGTGGCGACCTGATGGGTGACGGCATCATGTTCACTACCCACCCGACTGATAACATCAAGTGGGGTGATCTAAAAATGTTTGTTGAAAGACTGCGCCAGTATTACGAACTGCTAGACCGTGAGATTATCGCAGTCAACAGCTATCACAATTCTGGCTGGGACTTCATGTCGAACAGTCAGGAAAAGCCACCAGAGAATGGCATTGAGATTCAGTGGAAGGAGACACACAATGAATAATCAACAATGGACAGAGTCAACAGGTATGCTGGAACCGCCAATCCTGACGGTAGCGCATAAATTCCCGTTTGAATGGTGGGCAGACACTGCCGAAAATATTTGGATTACTGCACTCGAAGGGGGCAGTACACACTGGATGGATTACATCCACACGAAGGGCAAAGACCTGAAGGTCGGCAAGCAGATAATGCAAAACTTTCCGGTGGCAATTTATCATGGCAGTGATGGCTGGGGCTACTCAGTGATGCATCGTGATGAAGGTGAGGTGGCACATGGTACATCACTGACTATTATCACCAAGGGCATTCATATGTTGGACTCGTGGCACATCATAAATCACGTTTGTTATGGTGACATCGATGCTGAGATTGCAGACCAGATTATTCAACGTGGTTTATTTGGGGAGCTGATTTATGTCTGAAGTTGAAAAATCATTTGAGCGCATACAGCGTAGGCGTATGCCGTTGCACGTTGTTGGTAACAGCAGCAATGGCTATGACCTACGGGACACAGAACTGTGTGTGTTTTATTTTGGTGACGGGCAATTCATTCTGCGCCCGATGACCGTCAGGACAGGAAACTTGGAGGAGGACTGCACAGCCATTCACATGGGTGGCAGTGGAGATAACTGGTTCGTGGTGTTGGAAGACATCGAAACAATCAACGAATTTTTATTTGGAGTGACTAATGCCTAGAGTAATTATTTCATGGGAATGGGAAGATGCCTTCTCAAAGTTCGGGTTCGGTGACGGTGATGGCTGGAACGGAACGCATGAGGTCGAGGGTGAGATTGAAAGTCTTGGCTATGAAGTCGTGACGGATACATGGGGCTGTCACAACTACATGATCTTCGACATCAAGAAGGACGGCAAGTCTATCCTGTTTCCAGAAGACAAAGAACATGGACACAATCTGGATGACTGGCTGCCTGAGATAGAACAAAGGATCGGGGATCGAGATGCGTCAGCGAAAGACCCCAGACGCAGGTCGCTTGAACCGCTGGGCTATGAAGAACCACGTCTGTATCTACCGGACGACATCATCAAACATCTGGACAGTGTTTTTACGGACGAATGGGAAGAGCCTTATGACTGAGGAGTTAAGAACCAAGAGCAGGTTTCCATCGGGGAAGCTTTCTCGATACAGGGTTGGTTTAGTCATTGAGTTTTACAAAGACCAGTTTGTAAAGGCTATAGATGAGGTTGAGGCAAAAGAGATAGCGGAGAACAGACTGAGAAGGCGCAGAGGGTTATGGAAGAGTCTTGGCTTTTCTATAGGTGATATTGAAATAGTGGACGCAGAAAAGGAGGATTAAAATGTATAGACTTATTTCTTTGGCTTGTGTTTCTTTTGGGTTAGTCTTGTTCTATTGGTCATGGAATTTTGTTGAGATGCAGGAAGCAGTTGAAGATATTATAGCTTTCTTTTGTCTTGGGATAGCTGGGTCTGTCTTAACGACTATGGGTTTATTTGGGCTGTGGGAGCACAGAAAATGACGAGCGACTGTCCTGATTATGAGGAAGTAGCAGACAAAGCTTCAAGAATTGTAAGCAACTGCATCCGATTGTTAAGAAATGAAAGAGTGGGCCAGGATTATGCCGCTTATTTGCTGATGTCCGCAGGTCTTGGCCTAGCTATCATGAACAACCGGAACAGTCCGATTGTCGTTAATCAACTGCTTTCAGCGGCTATGGCAATGGCTAATCAAAACATAATTTCTATGGAAGAAGAGGACGAAGAAGATGAAAAAAAATATCACTGATCACTATCAAATGCCGTTGGACGCAGGCCAATGTCCTAAGTGTTTGTCCTCTCTTTTTCTTGATAAGACCAACGGAAACATAGCTTGTTCGATATGCTCACTTGAAATAGTTGACAGTTATGTATCATCTGGTATGGTAGGGAAAGACATTCAGGAGTCCGATGTGGAAGATTTAAATGAGCAGGCAGGCAAGATGGCCTACGGAAACTTAACCATAATTGAAGAACCAAAGATGAAGTGGCAAGAAGCGGTAACTATTATTGATAAGGTTATTGAAAACTGGCTAACAGATCCAGAACCCGTGGGCGGTGACATCGAAGCAGAGGTTCGAGCAGCATGGCAAAGAGTGCTTCAGGGTTAATAGTAATGGGCATATTGTTGGAGAGGAGATTTCAAAATGCGGGGTCTTAATAAACTGCAACAACTTAAAGATAGCATGATGAAGCCAATCTACGAAAAGCGGCGGCATCTAGGTTGTGAGTTTTGCGGCACAACTTTTTATGGATACTACACTAAAGATGGAGACTCATTCAACAACACAGTATCAGAAGATGTCAGTGGTGTTTACTTTCCTGATTGTGCAAAATGTGGGGAAGGATTGGGTGTACATGATGCAAAAACCGCTCGTAAAATTTATGAATACCATGAGGAAAAGGATAGGAAAAAAAGGGAGCGTATAGCTAAAAAAGAGGCTCAACCTGTCAACGTGGATTACAAGTTACGATTTAAAAACAAACAAGCATATAACCAGAGGATTGTTTATCTGGCTAAAAACCCTGACGATTTAACAAAGTATGAGATAATGTCATCCTACTTTTTGGATAAAGTATTCTGGCAAAAATTCGGCAAGGGATGCCACACAGTTGAATCCAGACACTTTACAATTAAGAAGCATCTTTGGAATGGCACATACATGAGCAACTCAGGCAAAACAAGGATGGGAAGTTTTACGCCTTATTTTGAAGTAATCAATAATCAGACAGGCAAAGTCCGAGAAGTTGGGACTCAATCCGTTCTGCATGATATTGAACTGCGACAAAAATTTGGAACTAACAGGCGCAATGACCCTGATAGAAACTGGGGTCTGCCGAAATGAACACGACAATGAACACTAGGTTTACTTTAATAAGGTCTAATTCCTTTAATGGTGTTGTCTGGGACAAGCGGTACGTTGACGGTGCGGTGTCCAGTTATTCAGTGGATACAGACTTTGATGATGTATATCTAAATTTTTCTAGCTGTATTGTAGAAGAGCCTTACAGAGGTAATTACGATATGCAATATAGAAACGGTTTATCCACAGGCAGTCTTGGTAACAGACTTCCCGAAGGCAGGGTTGGGCAGGAGTATAAAGAATGATTGATATGAGAGGAACAACGTCACCTGAGACGCAGAAAATGTTTGATGTGTGTGATCAGTATTGTGACGGAGAGATAAATTTGAAACAGGCAATAGAGATGTATCGGGAGTTTATTCCAACAGCAAGCGACGAAGAACTTAAAGTTTTATTAACAGGGTTTCAGAGAAACAATGTCGTTCAGCTTTCGGAGAAGTAAATGTTTAGATACAAAACAAAACCATACGCCCATCAGGAAGAGGCGTTACAAAAATCTTACGACAAAACCAACTTCGCATACTTCATGGAAATGGGTTGCGGCAAGTCAAAGGTATTGCTCGATAACATCACATGGCTATACGATAACAAACGTATCGACACAGCAGTTATCGTTGCGCCAAAAGGTGTGTATAGAAACTGGGAGATATCAGAAATACCTGCTCATTTACCAGAAGACATTGAACCTGAGATATATGTTTGGAGTTCGAGTCCGAACAAGAGTCAGCGCAAACGTCTATCCGAAGGGGTTGAAGAGCGTAAAAAGTTCCGCATCTTACTGGTCAACGTGGAGGGATTTGGAGCGTCGAAGAAGGTCTCTCAATATGTGGATCTCTTTACACAAGGCTCGACTTTCTTACTTGCGGTCGATGAGAGCACAACTATTAAGAACCCCAAAGCCAAGCGGACTAAGGCTCTGGTTAAGCTTAGTCAAAGTGCATCGTACAGACGTATCCTTACCGGATCGCCCGTTACGAAATCGCCTATGGATCTTTACGCACAATGTGGATTCATGGGCAAGCAACTGCTTGGCTTCGACAGCTACTATTCTTTTCAGGGCAGATATGCAATCACCAGAACACAAAAGATGGGGGCACACAGCTTTCAACAAGTCGTTGGCTACCGTAATTTAGAAGAGTTATCTAACAAACTAACTGGTTTTTCATACAGAGTTACGAAAGAAGAAGCGTTAGATTTACCAGATAAAATATACACGACTCGTGAAGTTTACTGCACAAAAGAACAGATACAACACTATCACTCTATCAAGACAGCAGCTATCGCTTTGCTAGATGATGGACAACTTGTTTCTGCACCTGCTGTGATGACTCAATTACTTAGGTTACAACAGGTATTGTGTGGGCATGTCATGACCGATGACGGAGACTTAGTTGAGTTTCCAACAAAAAGAATTGATGCCTTGCTTGAAACAATAGAAGAGATGTCGGGCAAGATAATCATCTGGTCAAGGTTTAGATATGATATACGGAACATAAAAGACACCCTTGAAAATAAATATGGCCCAGGATCTACGGTAACTTATTTTGGTGATACATCAGATCAGGACAGGCAAAAGGCAATACAGTCGTTCCAGTTTGGAGATGCAAGGTTCTTTGTTGCCAACCCACAGACCGCAGGCTATGGCCTAACACTGACGGCTGCAAAGAACGTGGTGTATTATGCCAATGACTTTAATCTTGAAACAAGAGTTCAGTCGGAAGACAGGGCACACAGAATAGGTCAGCATGACCCAGTAACTTATGTAGATTTAGTTACAAAAGGAACTGTTGATGTACACATCGTTAAAACTTTACGAAAAAAGATAGAGCTTTCCGCAAAGACATTGGGGGAAAAGGCTCGTGAATGGCTGGAATTAGAACCACGACCTGTAACGAGTTAACAAAAAGCAAAGGTCTTATTTTTTTATTGACCTGATAAAAGAATGTGTGATATTTGTATAAAAATAAAGATGATGAGGAATAATTATGGACACAACAAAATGGAAATCTATTGCAGTTTCTACTGAACTGTACGAAATTTTAAAGAAACGTGCTAAAAAGAATGACCGAAGTGTTGGTGGGGAGTTAGCACACATAATTAAAACAAAGTTAGCAGAAGAAAAAGCTGCTTAAAACCGTTGGCAAGTCGGTCTATACTTGCCGCCACACCCGAAGGGGTAAAACTTTAACGTAGATAGTACAGGAGATTGTACGATGAGCGATTTGTTTTCGCTAATTGATGAGGAAGTCGATGCCTCTAAGTTCGACAAAGTAAAAGATGAGAAGGGCAGCAATCTGTCCAATCTCATTAGACAATCCATGAAGATCGAGCAAGAAATTGCTGACACAGAGCAGGCTCTTAAGGATCTTAAATTTAGAAAACGTAAGGTAAACGAAGAAGATATACCTAATCTTATGCAAGAGATGGGTATGGATTCTATAACGGTTGAGGGCAACAAAGTTAGTCTTCGACAGTTCGTTCATGCGCGTATATCTGAAGAGAAAAAACAGGAAGCGTTTACATGGCTACGTTCTATTGGCGAAGGAGACATCATCAAAAATGATGTGACTGTTTCCTTTAACTCTGGTCAGGATAATGTAGCTAAATCTGTTCTTGAGGACTTACGCACTCAGGGCTTCGAGCCTAATCATAAAGAACATATACACCCACAAACCTTAAAAGCATGGGCGAAAGGTCGAATAGAAGCTGGCAAAGAGTTAGACTTCGACACTTTCGGTGTGCACGTTGGAACTGAAGCAAAGATAACAAGGAGCTAAAGATGGCTGAAGCAGTAGCAAAAAAAGAAAACACAGCAGTTGCTAATATCATGGACGATCTGTACGAAGCAGCAGGTCAGGGCATGGAGACAATCGGTGCAGAGGATATGCAGATTCCGTTCTTGCGTATTCTCCAGCCTCTTTCACCACAGTTAATTAAAACGGACTCGAAGTTTATCAAAGGTGCATCCGCTGGCGATATCTTCAACACGGTCACTGGTGATTACTGGGACGCTGAAGAAGGCGTGGATGTTCTAATGTGTGCGTACACAACAAAACTTTTAGAGTTCCAATTACGAGAAAACGGTGGTGGTTTTATGGGTGAGCTAGACTCAAACAACCCAGACATTCGTAAGACAGAACGGCAAGGCTCTAATGAGGTGCTACCAAACGGTAACGAACTTGTTCGTTCAGCACAGTTTTTGATACTGGCTTATGATAAAAAGGGCATAACTACTCAGATGATCTGTGACATGAAGAAAACACAGATGAAGATTGCAAAGCAATGGAACACTCGTCGGGCAGGTTTAAAGATAGAGCATCCAACCAAGGGACTTTTTAATCCGCCAATGTGGTCTGTGCCGTGGAAGTTGACCTCAATACAAGAGTCCAACGACAAAGGTTCGTGGTTCAACTACCAAGTGCAGCAGTTAGAGATGGAGTCCGTGCCAATGCCAGCGTTGCAGGAAGCTCGTGACTTGTACAATTCGTACCGTGCCGGAGAAATTAAAATGAGTACAGGGGAAGAAAGTCAGACAACCACTTCGTCTGATGATACCGACGTACCATTTTAAGCCAGTTGGGGGCAGGGCAGAGGACACCTTGCCCCCTTCCTCTCTTGCCCGGAGTGAGTTATGAACCAAGCCGAACGGTTCATGGCGGCGTTTGAAGGTTTTAGCACCGCACATGGACAGACAAAAATATCTGATGAGAGACGCGCTGGAAAACAAAAGGCAGAGTCTCGTATAATCAGAGCACCATTAACTATAGAGCTAGTAACTTCCCATCTTGAAGGTAAAATGGGGGTAGGTTCCATACCGATTAATGAAAATAGTCAGTGCAAATTTGGTGCGCTGGACATAGATCAATACCCTTTAGACTTAGTTGCACTTGATAAAAAGCTAAGAGACAGCAACATACCTTGTGTTGTCTGTCGTTCTAAATCGGGTGGCGCACATATATTCTTTTTCTTTACAAAATTTTTAAACGCAGGTGTTTTTAGAGATAAAGCAACAGAGATTGCAGCTTACTTTGGGTACGGAGGTTGCGAAGTTTTTCCAAAACAAGAAGAGATTCTTGTTGAACGAGGGGACATTGGAAACTTTATTAACCTACCGTATTTCGACTCAAAGCAAACACTTAGATATGCGGTAAAAGAAAACGGAAAAGAAGCTAGTCTTTCGGAGTTTCTAAAGCTAGTTAAGCTGCGCTGCATTGACCCAAAAGATTTTCAAAACTTACAGCTTGGAAAAGCTGTCGATGAGTTTGACCAGTGGGCACCATGTCTGTCGCATATGTTTAGTCAGGGCATACCAGAAGGTACGCGCAACACAGTTATGTTTGCTGCCGCTGTTGGTGCCAAAAAAGAACAGCCTGAGAAATGGAGAGAACGTCTTGAAGAAATTAATGTCAAATACTGTACGCCCCCTTTACCAGCTTCTGAAGTCGTCACTATTCAGTCTCAACACGATAAGAAGGAATATGGTTTCCCCTGTGAACAAGAACCCCTCAAGTCTTTCTGCAACAAAACGCTCTGCAAAACAAAAGCGTGTGGAATAGGTAGCCACGTTCAACATGTAGAAATTACTGGCCTATGTGTGGTCAAGTCTGAACCACCTGTGTGGTTCTGTGACGTGGGTGGTCGGCGTGTCGAACTAACAACTGATGACCTGCAAACACCGCAGCGTTTTCAGAAAGCATGTATGGAACAGATACATGTCATGCCACCGATGATGAAGATGGCAGACTGGCAGGTAATTGTGTCCATGTTGATGGACGGCATGAGCGAAATAGATGTGCCAGAAGAACTTACCTATAAAGGTCAGTTCATGGACCTGCTAGAGGCGTTCTGTGACGGTCGGGTACAAGCCCAGTCTGCTGAAGAGATTGCACTTGGCAAGCCCTTCACGGACGATGAAGAGGGCCTCACATACTTCAAGCTAGAAGCACTGCTTAAATACCTGCGCAATCAGAAGTTCGACAGTTATAGCCGTGGTCAGATTCAGGAGCGGTTAAAGGAACTAAACGACAACGGCACAGCAAATGGACAGAAAAGATTTAACACTACTAAGGGTGATACCAAACCACTTCGGGTGTGGTGGGTTCCAGCATTCAATGCCGAGGTCCAAGTTCCAAGTATCGAACTTGAAAGTGAGGTGCCGTTCTAATGCAGACCACAATCTTTGGGCCACCAGGCACAGGCAAAACAACCAAGCTTATATCTATCGTCAAGCAGGAACTTGAAGATGGTACAAGGCCAGAGGATATAGCGTTCGTGTCCTTCAGCCGTAAGGCGGCAGACGAAGCTCGGACTCGTGCTTCCGCTGCACTGAACATAGATCCTAATCAAATGGTTTGGTTCCGAACATTACACTCGATGGCTTTTCAATATCTAGGGCTTAGTAGTCAACGGGTATTGAAGGGGTCTGACTTCACGCAACTTGGTAATATACTGGGTGTAGAGTTTTCTTCTAACTCATCTTTAAACATGGCAGATGGGCAACTCTTCTCACCGGGCAAGGGAGGAGATTCCTATCTGTCTATGATTCAGTTAGCTAGGGTGCGTGGAGTCAGTCTTGAGCAACAGTTTAGTGACACCAACAACAGACATTCATTCTATCAACAATTAAAATTAGTTAACGAAGTGTTGCAGGATTACAAACACGACACAGGTAAAATTGATTTTGTGGATATGATTGAAAGTTTTATAGCACAGGGCGAAGGTCCAAGGTTAGAGGTCCTGATAGTTGATGAAGCACAAGATTTGGCCCCGTTACAATGGCGCATGGTTCACGATGTGCTCAAGCCACGGGCAAAGCGTATCTATTTTGCAGGAGATGATGACCAGTGCATTTACTCTTGGATGGGTGTAGATGTTCGTGATTTTCTAAACGCATCAGAAAATAAGATGGTATTGGATAAGTCATATCGATTACCTAAAAACATATATGAAATTGCAAACTCTCTGATAAACAGGGTAGTTATGAGACAATCAAAAGTATGGTCGCCTGTAAATGAGGCTGGTCAAGTTGTTTGGCATTACAACATATCGGACCTTAATCTGATGGAAGGCGAGTGGTTGATCCTCAGTCGAACAAATTATATTGCTAATCAGATTGCAACAGACCTTAAAGATCAGGGCTATTTGTTCTGGCGCGAAGGCTCCGGTTGGTCTATCTCACCCAATGTACTGACTGGAATAGAGGTATGGCTTAAACTGTGCAAGGGTCTTAGTGTTGCAGCGGAAGAGATAAAAACTTTATCTAACCTGTTAAAATCAGACTTTTTAAAAAGGTCAGCAAGAAAAAGACTATCAAGCCTAGATGCGGAAATGCCTCATACTTTACACGACATCAAAGAAAACTTTTCTATAGACAACATAGAGGACAAGCCTTGGCATGAGGTCTTAAAAATAGCAGAAAAAGAAAGAATATATATAAGCTCAGTGCGCAGGATGGGAGAAAAAATTTTAACAAACAAGCCAAGGATTAAGCTGTCAACAATACATAAGGCTAAAGGTGGGGAGGCAGACAACGTAGCTCTTCTTCTAGATACATCAAGGGCTTGCGCTGAAAGCAGAGATCAAGACAGTGAGGTTCGCACTTTCTATGTTGGCCTAACTCGTGCTAAAAAAACATTGCATATCATTGAATCGACTTCACAATATGGGTTTCAACTATGAAAGATAGAAAATTTTTTTTAGACACAGCCGAAGGTTTAATCAACGGTCCAAGGGCCAAGGAATATGGCCCGGCTAAATTAAACCACATGCGCATTGCAGAGATATGGTCGATTATTTTAGCAAATAAACTGGATGAAGACATCACACCCGAAGAGGTAGTGGCCTGTATGGTGGGCCTGAAGTTAGCACGTTTGTCTGAGGACATCAGTAAAGATGATTCTTGGGTGGACATCATAGGCTACGCCGCGTTAGGTGGGGAGATTATAAACGATGAAGGTTGATTTATTTGACCCAGAAAGTGAAAGCTGGTTACCGCCTTCAAGCTTTCCGGACCTGACAGTTTACGACAGAATATCGATAGACTTAGAAACAAGAGACCCAAACCTGACTACACTGGGTCCGGGATGGTGTCGTGACGATGGTTATGTCATAGGATATGCCGTTGCTGCTGGAGATTTTGTTGGATATTTTCCTGTAAGACATGAGTCTGGTAACCTTCCGGAGGAGGTTGTTGTTAAATGGTTGAAGAAACAATTAGCCACACCTCACATAGAAAAAGTTATGCACAACTGCATGTACGATCTTGGCTGGCTACGGTGGGCAGGTATTGAGGTACAGGGTAAGATTATCGATACGATGATAGCCGCTCCACTTTTGAATGAGAACAGGCGATACTACAATCTAAACTCTTTGTCTGGTGAATATCTGGGCGAATGGAAGAACGAAAAGATGTTAAAGTCTGCGGCGGATATGTATGGCGTGGACCCGAAAAGCGGCATGTGGAAGTTAGATTCCACGTTTGTAGGCAGATATGCAGAACAAGATGCGTCTGTTACTTTACGTTTGTGGGACAGATTACGGGCCGATCTTATCAGCGATGAGTGCACAGGTATCTTTGATTTAGAGTCGAGTCTGCTGCCTGTTCTGTTGGACATGAAGACTCGTGGTGTGAGAGTAGACATTGATAAAACTGAACAGGTTCAAAAAGAATTAAGAAAACGTGAAGAGGTTCTTCGCAAAGAAATAAAAGAAATGACTGAGGTTTATGTCGAGCCTTGGGTTGCTTCTTCTGTTGCAAGAGCTTTTGATGCTGTTGGTTTGAAGTATGAAACAACAGAAAAGACAGGCGCACCTGCTTTTACAAAACAGTTTTTATCAAACCATGAGCACCCGTTAGCGCAGAAGATTGTTCGTCTTCGTGAATTTAACAAGGCTAATACCACATTTATTGAAACTATTCTTGAACATTCACATAACGGTCGTATTCATTGTGATTTTAATCCTCTTCGTTCAGATGAAGGGGGCACTGTCACAGGACGATTTTCTTCGTCCAATCCAAACCTTCAACAAATTCCAGCAAGAGACCCGGAAATTAAAGCAATGATTCGAGGTTTGTTTGTTCCTGAAGAGGAGTGCAAGTGGGGTTCATTTGACTACGCTTCTCAAGAACCACGCTGGCTGGCTCATTACTGCTCTATGTTAAAGGGTGCAAATCGCCACCCTCAAATAGATGATGTCGTAAAGATGTATCATGAAGGTAGTGCTGACTTTCATCAAATGGTTGCAGATATGGGCGGCATTAGTAGAAAGCAAGCTAAGACCGTTAATCTTGGTATTATGTATGGCATGGGCATAGGAAAACTTGCAGGAGTACTGGACATTCCACAGGAATCAGCAAAGGTTCTTTTAAAAGACTACCATTTAAGAGTTCCATTCATAAAAGGAATGGCTGACTTAGCTATGAAACAAGCTGAAACAAATGGTCACATAAGAACCTGGCTAGGTCGTAAGTGTAGATTTAACATGTGGCAACCCAAGTCATACGGCTATAATAAGGCACTGCCGTTAGAAGAAGCTGCCAAGGAATACGGCGGCAAAGCTGCAATTAAACGTGCCTTTACATACAAGGCACTTAACAGGTTGATTCAAGGATCAAGTGCCGACCAAACCAAGAAGGCGATGGTTGATTGCTACGCAGAGGGATTGCTTCCCATGCTAACGGTACATGATGAACTTTGTTTTAACATAGAGAACAACAAACAAGTAAAACGAATAACAGAAATAATGACAACTTGTGTTCCTAACTTAAACATACCCTTTGATGTTGATTCAGCAATAGTAAACAACTGGGGAGAAGTGGAGTAGAAAATGTTTACAGCAATTTTAATGGCTTGCCATGCTTACACAAACGTAGGTTGTTTTATGTTCACTGATGACAGAGGTCCATATAAAACTGTCGAACAATGCGAAGAACGCATTGATGAGATGTTAGCAAACACAATAAAAGTGTTGCTTGATCACAAATCACCATTAGTTGTAACAGGATGGAAATGTAAAAGAGATGTGTCAGAAACCTAAATGCTGGTTGTTTAACAATTGTAGATAACTGGGGAGAAGTAGAATGACAATGTTAAAAGCAGATGGCTATGATAAAGCTGTGATAGGAGTTGCAGAAAGAAGTAGCAGCGACCCTGTGATAGCTTATGATGCAAACAAATGTATAGAAATACTTAAACAACAAGGCATGTCAGACACAGAGGCAGTTGAGTATTTTGAATACAACGTGCTCGGTGCATATATGGGTCCAGGAACCCCCGTATTTGTATGGAGGTATACCCTTGAAGAAATAGAGGAGACTTTTTGTAATGATTAACTTAAGAAAAGGAAGAAAAATGTGGACTAAATTTTTAAAAGTGTTCTTTCCCTGCTTAATTAGCAAGCCTAAAAAGTTAGAACCGTTTACAAAACCAAAGACTGAGCCGTCTGTGGTAAAGAAACCAACGATTAAAAAGAAAAAACGCGGAAGACCACCTAAAAAAAAGTAAAAACTGCACACAAACCTTGATTCTCAGCGACCTGAAGGTAGTTAGACACGGCTGTCGCTGCTGAAGGCCCTGAGAATCGATGTTTTTATTTAATAAAATCAACTAGTTGCTAAGTCACGCATTCTTGCGACTAAACGACGTGCGCGGTTTGGCACCTGCGTATACCACTTCGAGTCAACCATCTGGTCGGCTGCTTCATTGAAGGATCGTGCATCTACCCCTGCCTTCATTCCGACAAACTTTGACAGGCGGGGATACCCCAGGTTGAACATCATGTTTGCAATGATAAGCTGGCATTCTTCTGGCAGGTCATCCCAGTCTGGGTACAAACGCTTACAGTCTTCAAGTGTAACAGCGATGTCCAACTTGAACACGTTGTCTACACGCTCCTGTTCAATGACTGTACCAACAGGCTTGCCGTACTCAGGGTCGTCTTTCTTAATGAGGTGACCAATTCCAAAAGTTGGTAAATTTAGGTGGTCCAAATATATTTCGTACTTGCAGCCCTCATCAGAAGCAAGCTCCTGACGTAGCTGATCAATAGTTGTAGATTTCATTGTTGTGCCCTCTGAAATATTTGTAAGTTCTTTATTGCGTCTATTGGGTTACCGCCGCTTAGAAATGACATTATGCCACCAGTGTCCTGTGGCTGTGATACAGGTGCGGGAGCCGCTGGTTGAGGAGGAACGACTCCCGCTTGCGCTACCGCTGGAGGATTAGCGGTTGCAGCAACTGGTTGTTGTGATGAAGATTCAAGATTCAAAAGACCTGATTCTTGTTCTTGTGGTTCAACTGCTTCGCCTAATCTGCGCTGGCGAAACTCTTGTTTAATTTTATTAATCTCAGATATTGGAAGTCGGTTGCCGTTGTCTCGAACTTTTTTCTTTATGGTTCCTGATGGTGAGAACGGAACAAACACACCGCGCATCAATTGAGAAGCATCCGCCACCTTGTTCTTTTTTAAAGCACGACGAATTTCTGAGTCAGCCATACCAGACTTTCTCATGTTTTGAATGGTGCGGTACATTTCATTAGCAATTCGGAAACGAGCTTCGTTTGCGTCCCTATATGTTTCTAATGCGCTATTATCATCAAGCACTCCTCTTGTTGACACAGCGGAATTAAATATTTGAGAAGCACTTTGTAAAGCTCTACCGTATTCAAAGCCACGATACATGAGAACATTTTCTGGTTTGACTTCGGTTTCTGTAACTCCACTTAATGCGCGGAAGATTTCTTGTGCCATAAATCTTTCGTTGCCTGCGGGGTCAACCGTATTTTCTGAAAATGCACGAGCTAGTCTTCCAACCTCAAAGCCCGGAGCCTGTGTCTCTTTCTTTTGACCTTTGATGTCAACTACAAGTTTTGCACCACCGGGCAGAAACGCTCCACTAATGTGAGCCATGCTCTTTAAAACTTTATCTCCGGGCGTATCAACGTCTTCACGATACACCTTTGCACCTGTTTTTGTAACTCCATTTCTAATTGTTGCGTCGAGAAGACGCTCTGTAAGAATAGATTCACCTGCGAATGGCTCAAACATTTCTTTGACTGCCCCTAGCACAGCGTCTGTTGCAATCTTATTAGTGTCTGAACCAAGATCTTCGCCTTTGCTAACAGCGTTTAGAATAGCTCTAGCTGGTTTGTTGAGATAAGAGTATGGATTTGTGTAGCTATAGTTTACATATCCGGTAATAACATTCTCACCGTTGACTCCTACTTTTGTGCTTGTAGGTAAGAGTATTGCGTTTTGTTCCCAAGGTGCTCCGTTTTCACGGATAGCATCAATCTGTTCTTGTGTTGTACCAGTAAGATCAAGAGCCATTTTTTGCATTGCAGTAGGGATAACCATAGTTGTAGTTGTAAAACCCATCAAGCGGCGCATTCCTATTTCACGAATTTTAGGGTTCGCGCTGGCAAGTTCGTCTAATGCCTGTTTAAAAGTGTTGGCACTGGTGCGAAGAATCTCTGCTGGAAATGCGATGAAGTTACCAACAGGAAGCTTCCGAAGACCTTTAATAAACTCAGGCACTCTTTCATAGTTAGGGACAAGATTTTTTACTAGATTAGCAGAATGCTCATCCAAGGCTTGAGCCGCCGCTCTAGCAGAGGGGACTCCATCTATTGCTGCCCGTTGCATCGCAGCAGCATACCCTTCGTCTCCCAGAACTGCTCTAGCTGCTGCGTCTACATTACCATCAAACGCAGACAAAAGCTTGTTACGTTCAAATTCAAAGTTATATACTTTCCAAACGTCATCACCGCCTTGATAAAGATCACGCATTCTTTTGTTAACGCTTGAAAGGAACATACCTGACTTACCGCGCTTAAACTTTTGACTTAACTTACCGCTGGTAGGAATACCTAAAGGATCGTCCACTGCTCCCTTCGTAACTCCATACCCCATAGAAATAAGGTTGTCGATTTCACGAAGTTGTGATTGTGTGCCCACAACACCCATGCGTTGAAGGTTTTTAAAGTAGCTTTGCTTGTCGGGTCTTTTTACTATGTCCTTCCATACCGTGCCTATTGAGTCAAAAAGGTTTGCGCCTGTACCAACATTGCCTTGTGCCAAGGCAAATAAACTAGATGAGGTAAAGTTTCTGATTTGAGTAACAGGAGAAAGAACGGTAGCTCCGTACTGTGTTATACCTTTTCCTCGTAGAAACGCAGAATATGACGCTCTCATAACCTCACTGAAGTCTCTTGTGTTGGCATAAGTTTGCATTGTTAAATCTTTGTACACATTATTTTTTGCGTATACTGCGTCTTTTAAAGAACCAAACCCTTCTCCAAGTTGCTCGTATTCTCGTTGTGCCGCACCAGGGAGTCTTTTAAACGCTTCCTGAGATATAAACATACCAGAGGCATCGTCCACTAAGTTCTCATTAATAAATTTGTAAAATCTGTCGGTGGCTACAAACTCAGCCATATCTGCAACAGTTGTAGTCAATGCCTCAACAGGATCTTTTACTTCTCCCATTAAACGTCGAAGCATTTCGTTGTTAGCCTGTCGGCTTTTAAACAAACCTGTGCGCAGTTTATTAGCAGCCACTCTTTGTGAACTCTTAGAGCCGGGGCTTTTAAAGTTTCTGGAGGTGTATTGATCAATAAAGTTATCGGTTAAACGCTCTGCTGCGTCACGAGTTAGCACAGACCGACCGCCTTCAACTAAAATGTCTTCCCCTTCTTTTAAAATAGACTCACTGTTCCTAATTTCCGCATCAATATTTTTTGCTACGTTAGGGTTGTTCATAAAATAATCTATTGTGTCGAGCCTGTTTTGAGCAAAAGCCTCAGACTTAATGTAGTTTTTGTCTTCAAAAATTTTATATCGACGACGTAAGTATGACCCTATGTTTTCTTGAATAATCTCTGCGGCCTCTGCTTCTTTCCCCTCAAGACCTTCACGAGCAAGATAATCAGAACCTTGAATTTGTTTCGACAAACGATCAACCTGCACTCGTGCCTTACGAGCAGCCGCCTGCATCTGTGGCGGCAAAAGTTTTAACGGAGGAACTCCTGCATCTGCGGCCCGTTGCACGAACACTTCGTCTTTTGTTAGATAAGAATAAAATTCGTTTAACACTTCTTGTCGAGTAAGAGTAGATGCACCTTCAAGCCCGTCTTCTGCTTCTTTAAGAGCGGTATTTATGCCGTCTTCAATTTGTAGTATGGTTCTTGATACTTGTCCAAGCTCCGCATCAACCTCGCCTCGTATCCGACTTCTAGCTTCTGCTGTCTCTTGTGATAGATTACCTCTAAACCTAAAAGAAGAAAGAAACCCATCAACTAGAGGGTGTTCGTCCGCTAGTTTTTGAACACCACTGCTAAGAGCCGACCCCGCTTGTAAAGCTACTCGTGCTACGGGGGCTGCTACAGGAGCCGTTACTTTTACTGCACCTTTACCAGTGTAACCCAAGGCTTTTAATATGGGGTCAACAGCAGCGGTAGCACCAGCAGCTTCGAGTCCAATCTTTAATTTATTACCAATCTTTGCAGCAGCAGCCTCTCTGCCCTCAAGACCAACAGTATCCGTTGTCTGTGTTATACCGCCACCAAAAAAATCACCGATAGTTGTTACACCGTCCGTAGCAACAACGGCATCTGTCACACCTGCGGCACCAATCTGTGCAGCTTTCTGCGCTAGTTTTGGTAGATTTTTTACACGACTAAGTTTGCTGACAGCACCAGCCGCTCCAAGACCCGGAATTACAAACTGCGTTACTACTTCAGCAATTTCACCAGCAGCACCTTCTGGGTCTATACCTCCCATCTCACGGACAGTGTTCGCAAAATCAGTTACGTCTTGTGTGTAATTTGTGTCAAAGACAAGGTCCACAGCAGAAGCACCGAGTTCCGCGATTCCCTGTGGAATGGCAATTAATCCAGATGCAATACCTTCAGCAATTTCCTGCGTTGTTGATTCTTGAGTCTCTGACTCTGGGTTTAAAGAAATACCAAGGTCAATTAAATCAGAAGATTCTTCTGGTTCTGTGTTCTGTGGAGAACCCGATGTGGTTGGAATACCAAGGTCAATTAATTCTTCAGCCATTGCTCTACCTCGCAGGTACTAAATTGCCGTCTGAAGTCAGTATGAATTCACCTTGTCCTGTTTTAACTGTGTCTCCAGGTTTGTGTCTTTCAGCTATTTGTTCTTGTGCCTTTTGAGGTAGAGAGGACACTTTTATTGGACCCCCGCGCATCACCGATTGTAGCTTTTGTTCCGCTCCTTCTACACCGAGTTCTTCCATTAAGGCTTTGGTAACGCCCTGACCTGCGTACAACAAAGCCTGTGATGCAGGGACACCTGCTTTTATCAACTCTGCAAAACGTCTTTCTTCATCTGTACTTCTACCTGTAGATTTAGATTTGTAGATAGCATAGGCATCATTGAAGCCAAGCTCTCCGGCAGCTTGAATGGCTTTGACCATTTTCATATCGTCTGAGTCTGCGTTTTGTGCGAACTCAGCAAGCTCCATCTTAAAGGCTTGAGCGTCCTCTTGCAGTGCCGCCGCTTGGTCTCCTTTAAAACCAAGCATTAACATGTTTTCTTCAAAGGACTGATCTGCCATTTTTGTCTTAAAGTCAAACAGCTTTATCTGTTTTTGTTCTTCTGCTGTAAGCTGCCTTTCAAGACGCTTCAATGCATTTATGTCTTTGGTTTCTTGTAAATCAAGCTGGAACTGTTGATCAGCTTGTCTAACCATAGCATCATAGTCTTGCTTCTTCTCTGTTGAAATTTCACCACGAACCTCATCAATTGCTTGAAGAGCAATAGCGCGTTCTCGTTTGTTTTCTTCAACAGCTTTTTCACCAACAACTTCGCCATATTTTTGCAGCCCAGCCGCAGCACCCTTTGCAATATTCGTTAAAGCGTTTGGACTTTCACCAGCAGCAATCATTAAACCAACCATCATCAGGTTGTAATTTGCATCCGTGCGTATGTCTTTTGCTTTGTCCTCACCAAGCAGTTCGGTGATTAAAGCTTTACGAGCTTCCATTCTTTCTTTCATAGTAGGCTCTTCACCGGGAGGCACAATACCCAGAAGCTCATCTGTTGTTTCTGCTTTTGTTTTTTGGTCTATCTTTTTTTCTTGTTGTAGATTTACGATGCTATTAGCTGTGTTAGCTGCAACATTTGGGTCTGTTGTTTGAGCTAATGTAGACTTTGACGTTTCTTTCTTTTGATTACGCAAATCAATAAGCTCTGTTGCCAACTGAAGATTGGTTTTTTTAGCGTCACCTGATGCTGTATTCTTACCGTTTGCGTCTTTATCGCTAGGCTTAGTTTTGGTCAAAGTGTCTACACCTGAAACAGGAGTTATTTGATCAGAAATACCCACATATTCATCATCAAGCTGTTCTTCTTCAACTTTAATAGGACCCGGAGTAAACGGAGAACGAACTCTAGGATCTGTAGAAACATCGTCTTTTGCTGTGTCGTATGGTGTATCGGTAAACAAATAACGACCTGCGCTAAGAATGCCCTCCGACGCATCTCCTGCCAGTTCCACAATATCTGGAAGAGTTGGTGATGACTTTACAAATCGTTCAAAACGAGTGTCATCAGGAGAAGATTCGCGCAACGCTTCTCTTTCTGCCCGTGCTTCTGCTGCTCCACTCGGTGTAAAAGTTTTTCGGAGTGCCTCTCCAATATTACCTACACCTTGCATAAATCCACTAGCTACATCACTATCACCCACAGATTGAGCCAAAGATGAAAGTCTTTCTGCATCGTTACGCGCTGCTGTTGTTACAAAGTCGGCGACACCTCGGTTTGTTGCATCAGCAACATCTAATATTCCCTGACCAAGTTTGCCAGCGTCTGTTAATGCATCTGAAACGGCTTCTTTAGCCCCACGAGCAAGCTGCTGTCCGCTGGTAGACAGAAAATCTGCTGTTGGAGACCCAGCCTCTTTAGTTGTTACTGAACCAAGAGCTTGAGAGGCAGCTAATCTTACCTGTTTTGGATAGGAGGGAGCGGTCAGTGCTTGAAGTGCTCGAACGTCACCGCGCTGTACAAGTTCGGGAATTAAATTCAATTCATAACTACCAGCCTGTGCACCGCCAACTCTTTTCTGTACGGTGCGAACCATCTCAGGAGAAGATGCGAGGATCCCGGTTGGAGCACGAGAGTCCGCCAGTACAGTGCGGAACATTTTACGACGTAAGACTTCGTTGTTCATTAGCTAGTTCCAAAGTTAAAGAGGTTGCCAAATCCTTGTGCTTGACCAGCAGCACCGAGACCCGCAATACCGAGTCCGAGAAGTTGTGAGCCAAGGCTCGGACTCGGAGTCGAAGTTGTTTGCATAGTTGACTGCAACGCTGGTACACCACGAAAGATGTCTGATAAAAATCCAATTTCCTGAAATGGCAGGGCCTGCCGTCCCAGTTCATTGGCTCTGGCAACATCAAAGCCAGCCTGCTGCTGACGTTGTTGCAGACTACCAATACCCAGAAGCTGGTTAATGTCCTGCCCAAACATCTGCTGCTGGGCCTGCCCAAGCCCTGCTTGTAAACGTGCAGCGTTTTGTGCTGCTTGCTGTGCCTGTTGAAAACCTTGCTGACGAATCTGACCAGCAGAACGTGCCTGCTGTTCTAATGTTTTACCAGCTAGGTCTGCCTGCGCCACACCAAACCGTGAACCACCAAACGCACCAGATGCCACACCCGAACCAGCAAGTTGATTCTGTGCTTTAGCCCCTTGAGTTGCAATGTCCTGCATTGTTTGCTGAACAACCTGATTCTCAAAAGGATTCATAAATTGTGTCACACCGCCAGGACCAGCAAACTCTGCTGCACGGTCAAGGAACGGCTGATACCCACCAATACCAGACTGCGCCATCGATATTGCATCTTGTTGCGCTGTTGACAACCCAGCTAATTGTTGTGGAGAAAAAGGCTGTGGTGTGCCGCGAAGAGCCTGTGCCTGTGCAAAAATATCTTTCAGAAACTCTTCCTGAAAGGGGGCAAGTCTTGTTACCTGTTCTACTGTTTGTGTCGCCATTAGCCTGTCGCCTCTAGTTCTGACATCATATCATATAAACGTGCGGCACCAGTATCTCTGTCACCGCCGCCTGCACCTCTAACAGCCTTAGCTGTCAAAACAAACTCACCGTCGGAGAGCCTTGCTGGCACAGAATCCGATGTTCCTGTACCCGGTCCATCAACCTCACCGCCGCCTGCATGTACATCCCCACCATCAGCATACCCAGAAGAACGACGAACGGGACGATACGGGTCATTATAATAGTTGTACCCTGGGTCCTGAAGTTCTCTAAGTTCATCTGCATATTGTTTCATGTCCGTAGGGTCATCCATATCATACCTTTTTCCAGACCTGCCTACAAGTGTACCCTTAACTTCGCCCGGTCTTGTGTCAGGCATACCAGAACCGCCCTTTTCTTCCTCTTCTTCACCAAACAGCCCACCAGCAAGTGCCAGTGCACCAGCACCCAGACCAAGTTTTGTGCCCATGCTCATGTCGTCAAACAATGAGAAGATGCCTTTTTTCTCTGGAGACACGGAAGATTTGAGACCAGTGCGAAGAAACTCTCCACTTCCTCTACTGCCTACGGGCAAGGAAGGTGCACCCATGCCAAGCATAGACGTGCCTTTATAACTTGGAAGCAACCTACCTATGCCACTGCCGGACCCCAAGTCAAAGCCTGCACTTTTAGCAAGTGAACCACCAGCAAAACCCACAGCACCAGCAAGCAAAGCGTCTTCAATATCTCCACCACCAGCAAGAGAACCAATCCCAGAGCCGAGGGCCGCGCCCATTGGGCCACCAAGAGCAAACCCAACAGCCCCACCAATAGGAGCAAGCATTTTTTTGAATGACTTAAATAAACCCATTACGTCACGACCTTTACAACACCACTGTCATTAAACAAAGACCCAGTTTCAAGGCCCGTCGCTGAAGTAGGTAGGTCCGTCAGCGTTAGTTTAGTCCCTCGCATCTCACCCGGATTACGCTCCTGCTCAATAAAAACCTGCAATGAACGTACAAGATCCGCCATATACTGCTGTGTGTACTCTATCGGCGGTTCTGGGAGTCTTGGTGGTGCAACCTGATTACTCGACATTATCTTCTACCATCCTGTCTTATGTCTACGCGAGGACTACCTAACTTCCATTTAGACCCTAATGCATTTGATTCTACACGAAGTGCAAAGGAACGTCCACGAACTCTTAAATCTAGTTGTTCTGTGTAGGTTTCAACAGGTGTTGATTGCGTCCTTGTTGAAGTGCCAGCTTGTGTGTTGTTGAAGTCTGCGCCTGGATTATTACGGGCTTTGACGGTAAACGTGGCTTGTGGAGAGGCTAGGTTTGTTGACCCATCAAAGGTCAAATCGGGTATAACCTTTCGCAAATATGTGAACCTGTCCCCATCGCCAATGTCTATAGAGGCAGATTCAATAAACGAATCCATAGATGACCCGTCATCATCAAACCCTATTTCGTGGTTGTATATGATGCTGCTTCCAGTAGCTATAGGAAAGTTCCGAGTTCCACGGTCCAACCATGCAGTTCTTTCAAGCGTACCAAAGTACCATACCTTTTCACTGTAGTTGTATGTAACATAACGGTCGTTGTCACTAGAACTAGCGGACGGATAGAACCACGTTACTTCACTAAACTCAGAGTTGATACCTGCAACCACCTTATCTTTTTGTGTAAGATTAAAATCTAAAAACACTTTGTCTTTAACGGTGCAAGGCAGTGTTTGTGTTTGACCAGCGTAGACATAGAACGTATCAATGCCCATCCAGAACACAAAGTCTTCTGTTGCTACGGCAGCGTTTGGACTCATAATTGTTGTGTTACTAGACAATTGTTGTAGGCCAAAAGTAAATGGCGGACCAATAAAACGCATGGAAGTTAGGGCAGTGTCTGTCCACACAAGTATCTCACGCTTTGTTTCTACAGCCTGTACAAAGGTTGAGCCTGCTCCCAAGCGCAAGTCACCCGCTGTGTTGGTTGATGTAGGAAACCATTCAGTAGGGTTTTCTTGGTCAGAAAAACGTATAAGCAAAGGGTCTTGTATACCGTTACCGTCCGTTGCTGATGAACTGCTGTTCAACCCATCCGCCCCAAAGGCAATAACGTGTCGGTCACGGTCAGAAACAAGAACCTGTTTTGCTTTTGTTGGTACGCTTCTTTTGGTGCCAGTAATCGTATTAAGTTTTACCGCTCTGGTTGTTACGTTATTAGTTCTATCCCAGTAGTAAATCTCATCATCGCGTGGGTTGATAAGCAGGTCTTCACCAAAGTTGTCGTGTGACCACAAACGTATCTGTGTTGTGGTTGTTAGACCACCAGATGCTGCATCGCCCCAGCCAGAAAAATCGTCCGATGAACTAGCATTACCTAGTGCTAGTCTTACAACAGATCCATCAGCATGTGATGCGGCAGTTGTACCTGAATGACCTCTAGTGCAGCTTGTCAGGTCGTTGCTTGAAACGCCACCAACTAGGATAAGCTCTGTGCCAATCAAAACAACATCACTTGCTACAATACCTGTAGTGCTTGCAACAGTAATTGTTGTGTCTCCAGCAGTTAGTGTGCCGCCTTCATTCACTGTTGTTTGCAACGCACCGTTGGTTACACCATAGTACAGACCCGCACCCCAACCTGTGCCACCAACAGAAGTATCAAGGCCCACGTTTATTTGATATGTACCCACGGTGCTTGAACCGCCGTTACCAGAATCCGAAGAGTTAGCTGCTACCGCGCTTGTAATCTCATAGGTGTTTGCATCAACAACTCTCGATACTTGATACTCTTGATTAAGAACAGTAGCGGTGATTACGCCGCCAAGGCTTGCTGCTCCAGAAAAGGTAACAAAGTCAAACTGAAAGGCACCGTGACCTGTGTCTGTGACAGTGATAGTAGCAGAGCCATTTGTTGCTGCAAAAGTAACATCCCCTGCTGACGTTGTAGAACGAATTGGAGTTATATTATTAAGCGTCTGACCTTCTTCAATATAATACTTTAAATGAGAACCCAGCCCCAAAAAATCAGAACCATCAAGAGCTATCCAATTATGCAAAGCGCGAACAGACCCATCATAGGTTTCTTCGGTAAACTTTTGCCAACCGCCTATTTTTTCTGGGTAGCCAAAACGAAATCTAATTTTGTCACAATCACGCCAGCCACCTTCATTGGAATACGAAGTGATTTCTCTATTAATGCCTGGTTTAAATTGTAATTTTGTTAACGGCATGTATCACCCTATGTAGGTTGCGGCACAGATGATGCACTATAAAAAGTTCCGCCCAAAACTCGCGCACCTTTACCAAAGCTAGGAGGGTTCTTTGCATAAAAACCAAACCACTTATAACCAGCTGAATTTGCAGCAGCCACATTATTTGTGGCTAATGTAATAATCGTATAATTATACGTGTTAGATGTATTAGTGAGAGAATTTATAGTTCCATCAGCGTTCCAAGAAATACTGTATCCTCTTGCCCCACCAGTGCTTCCGTTATACCCAGCGTTCCACGCTGCTACCACATTAGTTACCGCACTGCTACTTGTACCACCGTATAAAACGACATTATTGTTATATGCGGTTACATTTTCATTCTGCGAAATTGTAATACTTGCACTGGTTATATAGCCTTGCCCCGCACGAAACACAGGTTGCCAAGCCTCAGCATTTGCACCATTAGAAATGATTCCGGGGGCGGCGGTGCTGCTTTGTGAGGTAACTCCAAATCCATAAGTATCAATTGGAGAAAACAAATAAGACATCCAAACTCTTATGTCTCTGTTGTTGGTTTCAGCACTACCGTAAAAGTCCTTTAGCCCAATCTCACCAGATTCTGGTATGCTTTGGGTGGATGCTGTGTCAGGAACGCCCTCAGTGCCATTGCGATAGTAGTCCTTCAAGCTGTGTGGAGCAGAGCCACCATACTGTGAAGCTATTTCGCTTAACTTAATTGCACCAGAATCTGGAAGAGCCATTTAGATTGTTCCCGAAGCTGTAATGTCATCCGCAGAGACTATTTCGCCTGTAGTTTTTATTTTAGCGTAGCCTGTGCCGTTGTAACTAAACACCAGTTCGTTACTGACCACACTTATAGTCCAACTACCTAATGTAAATGTACTGCCGCTGATCGGCACAGTAGAAAAACTTAGAGTACCTGAGCCATTTGTTTGCAGATACTGACCATTCGTGCCGTCAGCCGTAGGATAGTTTAGGCTTGCTGCTTGCAGTTTAGATATAGCAACTGTGCCTGTGCCGTTAGGTGTAATGTTAATATTAGCGTTGCTGGTAGAGACAATCGAATTTCCATTAACGTCCAAATTTCCTCCAAGTTGGGGAGTCGTGTCCCCAACAACATCAGAAGGCAGTACACGAACTTGTGCGCCGGAGCCTGCTCCATCACCGTATATCCAAGCAGAAGCCCCTGCTAAAATGGTTACATTACCGCCAGAGCCTTGAGTAAACACAACAGACTGTGAGGTGGTATTGTTTACAAGGTACAGCTTTGACTGGTCGTTAGGGGTAATAGTGACCGTGTTTGTTCCTGATGGCGAACCAGATAACACTAAAACTTTGTAATGCCCGTCAGAAAGCTGACCATCCGTTGTAGTTAATGTTGTGGTTGTACCTGTTAAAGTAAGAGTGTTAACACCGTTTAACACGCGGTCTATGATGTCAAAGTTTGTATTGACCGTTGTGCCCCAGGCTCCAGCCTGTTCACCAGATCCTGGCTTTTCGATGCCTGAGTTTGTTGTAAACGTGCTTGCCATTTATGCCACCTTATTTGTCCATGTTTCTGCGGACGATCCTGCGTTAATGTTTGTCCAACTATCGCCTGTGTGCGTTATGGGTGTCCAGTTTTCAGTTGTTGCGCCTGCATCCACCTGTACCCAAAGTATATCACCGTTTGCTGTTATAATAAACAGACTGTCCATTGTTTGTGAAGCAGTTAACAAAAACCCTCCCAAAGCAGACAAGTCAAACTGAGAGTCTAAAGACACCGCTCCATCAAGTAATAAACCACCTATTGATGTTTGCGTGAAGTTTGCATCCAGTTCTGCAATCCCTGACGCAATTAATTGTTGAGTGGTGGTTTGCGTAAAGTTAGCGTCAACACTGGCAGTGCCTACGGCTATGAGTTGTTGAGTTGTAGTCTGCGTAAAGTTTGCATCAACACTTGCGACACCAGAGGCTGTAAAGTTTGGCGCGGTATCTTGTGTAAAGTTAGCATCTACTTCCGCAACGCCTACAGCTATGAGTTGTTGAGTTGTAGTCTGCGTAAAGTTACTTGATAAATCTACTTCAGCTACAAGAGTTCCAGCAGCAGCAGATATCTTTACAAACAACGCTTCTAACTCTAACGCCCCTGAAAAGGTAGCATTAGCGGCGGTTGTTTGCGTAAAGTTTGCATCAACGGTCTCAGTCCCAAATAGCAAAATGCCATCGGTAGCGATACTGTTTTCAGCTATCGCATAAGAGCCAAACATCAGTCTGCATCCTGAATAGTGTTACCTTCAGCTACCCACTCAAGAATAGCCGCGTAGTGACGGTTGTCTGGGTCAATAGGAACTTGCATTTCTACACTATCAATAGTAGCTATTACCCTCGTGTTGCCACGTTCTGGTTCTAACTCTGCTTTTCCATATTTTGCTGCTGTAATCTTCATTTATAACTCCGCATCTGCAGTTGTAACCCCTATGTATGGGACTATAGAGGCCATATAAACACCAACTCTTTCTTGTGAATTATATGAAGCCACATCTAATCCTGTTGACGTTTGGGATGTAGAAGTTGTGACTGTTGGATATGCTCTCATTCTTACTGGACAATCTAAAAACACAAATCCATTAGCAGAAGAATATCTTGTACCGTAATAAACACTTGCGTTAGTCCATTTTGTAAAATACCTTTGACACCTAAGCAACTCATCCCCAATAGACCGATGTTCAAATGGTGTGGCCTGTTCTCCTACTTCAAGCTGAATGCCAGTAATTTCAAAAGTTCTTGATGTGCTATCAAAAAATGATGTATCACTTGAGTTTGCACGTTGACTATCTACTGCCGCCCCCCATGCTGTATTTTGTGTTCCGCTGGTATAAGTTGAGCCAGCGTGAAGCCATATTATAAAGAACAAACTAAGCCCCTCATCATCATTGTAAGCACCTGTTGTGTCTCCTGCATATGTTAAGGATATACGATTCCATGAAGTTGTTACATTAAACCTTTGACTAAATTGTCTTGTATTATCGTAATCATATAATTCAGCGGTATAAGTTGCTGCCGCATTTCCCTTTACATAAAAAGAGAGGGTAACTGGTTCAGCATCAGATGTGCCTTTTTTCAATAGCTGTAAGTTTTGTCCTTCAAATCTGTGTTGAAGAAGAAGGTATTCGGTTGACGCAATGCTGGTATCTGCTGTTGTACATGCTAATTTTAAAGAGTTAGCAAATCCTGATAAATCTGTTACTGTGTTTTGAGACATTGTGTATCTGCCAGCACTACTACTAGCGGTTAAAAACCTATCTAGTACATAATTAGCGGAAGTATTTGAGCCTAATCCTGTGCTAGATGTACCCCTCTGAGCAACTTGCATCGCACCATTGATAATCAGATTTCTGTTTGACAGGGCTGTTTGCGAACCTATCAGTGCGGCTAGTTCTGCTGCTTTACTCATGCTAGGTCTCCGTGATAAATCGCTAAAACAACAGACCTGTCAACATAGGCATTTGCCTCAAGCGTATTTGCTCTTCCTACAGTAGCAGATGTAGGTGTGGTATAAACTTGGTTTCCATTATTAGCCCATCCAAAGGCTCCAGAAGCAGCATAGCTATCATTTACAAAAGCACTTGTAAAAGAAACACCTGTTTGCCCCGTTCCATTGTCAGTTATACTGCCCACATTGAAACTGTCCCTTATCGCAATAGTGCCTGTTCCATTAAAGTTTATCCAAGACTTTGCACTTCCCCCTGCAACAAAACTGGTGGCAATACTGTTGTTACCACTAGCATCCTTCAGGGTGTTTACTCTCAGTTCGCTTGCCATTACGCTAGGTCTCCTTGAGCCATAGAACCAATTTGACAGTCAGAATAAGCACTATCTGTGTATGCGCCTGTTCTAAATACGGTGGTCGTAGTGGCGGTTGCACTAGAACGCAAGAATAACTCACAACTGTTTTGAGTCTGATTTGCTATGCTCACAGCATACAGCGCATTGCTCATAGCATTAGTCATGGTAATAGTTTGGTCGCCTGCACCATTATCTGTCAAAGAGCTTGTATTATTGCTGTCTTCAATAGAAGTTCCAGCAGAATTTGTTTTAGCCCATTGCTTCGCCACCCCCTGTTGCAACTGCATTGTAGCAGATCCACCCTCGCTGGTAATCGTAATATTGCCAGCCGCTGTGTTACCTCTTAGGTCATCTACTTTAAGTATGCTTGCCATTATGCGAGGTCTCCATGTACTAAAGTAGTATTAACGGCTCTGTCCCGATACGTTCCACCAGAATCCCCAACCACATATCTGTGGGTTGTTGTTGTAGATGCCGCCCTTGAGTTAGACAGTATGACACATTCATTTCCATCTTCGTTACCAGCACTTCCACCAATTACTTGTGTAGCCGCACTTAAAGCATTTGAGTAAGTGACCGTTGTGTCACCTGTTCCATTATCTGTAATACTTGATACGTTAAAACTACTGCTAAGAGAATGAGACGCATTGTGACGTTCAAATACCTTTGCCGCAGTCTGCTTCGTCAACCCAACAGGACTAGTACCATCCTTTGCCGCAATAGTATCTACATTCAGTACACTGGTCATACGATGCTCCAATACCCGTTAACAGTCACGGTAGCAGACTGTGTGATTGGCCCTGCACTCACGCCATTCTCATCGCTATC